ATCTCTTATTTGTTTTTTCTTATTAATTCTATCTCTCTGTTCAAGTAATCTTGTGCTTTAAGCAAGTCTTGTAATTCATCTTTCTTTTTACCTGCTCGTATAACATACTTTATTATGTTACCTCTACAGAAGTTTATGTTATAATCATTGATTACGTCAATTAAATCGTATGAATTACCGTTATCGTAATGTGGTTGTGTGCTTCTCATATCTTTTAGTTTATTGAATTTCTATTATTTCGTACTCATTCTTTGCTTTCCAACTCCAAGACTTAATTCTTAAACTTATTAGGTCTCTTATATCTTGTATCTTGTCATCTGGAACTCCTTCTATCATATTACTTATCTCAATTCTTTTGGAGTCTGAAAAGGAAACCATCTTAGATAAAGTAATCTCTCTTAATCGCTCTTCATTAGCCTTCTTAGCTGATTCAATCCTATCTTTCTTAGCCTCCAACTCCTCTCTTTCTAAAACCTTATCTTTAAAGAAAACATCGTAGTAATCTCTAAATTCATCGTAGGTTGTGTAGTAAACATCCATTTTATTGAATGCGTGATAAACAGAAGACCTATTTCTTCTATCTCCTACAACCTCAGTAAAGTGTCTTGCTATAGCTCTATCATTCATATCGTTTAAGTCCTTTAGAACCCTATAAAGTAACGCTCTTAGGTAGCTTTCTTTAGGTGTTCTTCCTCTACCGCCTAACTCAAATCCAGTAAGCTCAGAAAAGTAATTACACAGCATATTAGCTACCTCTAAATTATATTTTTTCATTTCTTATTCTATTTTGTTTATCTCTTCATTTATGTTATACAATTCCTTGACGTATTTATTTGTATCATACCAATCTAAGGCTTTTTTTATTCCTGCACAAGGCAAATAGTCTTCCATCTCTTCGTAATGCTCTAAAACCTCTTGCAGGATGTATTTAGGCATACCTTCTTGCATCTCAAGTATAGTGTAACTAAAATAGTCATCCACTATCATCTGTTGACTATCTGATAATTTGGTCATAGCAGTCTGTTTTTAGTTTTAGTAATGACTTAGATTGTTCAAACATAGCTCTCGCTTCATCTCCATACACTTGCTTGTATAGTCTGTATGTTTTACTGATTAAAGAGAACTCGCTTTTAGAGTCTTTAAAGAGCTTTAAGGCATAAGCCTTGCCATACCCCTTACATACCTTTATATTGTCAGCAGTATCCCCTATAATCATCTGAGAGTAGAAGTTGTTGAGTGCTTCCTCTTCTGTAATCTTTATAAACTCTCTATTCTTGTAGTTGTAGTCATAAAACCAACAAGGGAATTGCTTGTAGTCCTTGTCAAGTGACATAATGATGACATTGTCAACACCATTCTTCTTAACCTCTTCAGCCCATAATGTAGCTACTACATCATCAGTCTCTACACCATCTCCCCATACAGAATCATAAGTAAACTTAACTAAGTTATGTAAAGCCCCTAATATCTCTGGTCTCTTTGCAGTCCTATTAGCTTTGTATGTAGGAGTTATGTTTTTTCTAAAGTTATTTATAGAGCCATTACAGAACACTACCTCATCTACAGCTACTCTTTCCTCTAAAAAGGATAAACATCGCTGAAAACCATCTGTAAACTTCTCAAAAGCAACATCAACATCTGTTTCAAACAAATCATCCTTATCCAATCTATCATCCTTACTTTTAAAGCAAGAAGCGTAAATTAAACTATCAGCATCGAATATTACTTTCATATACCAAGTTCTTTACGTTCTTCTCTATCTTCCTTGCGCTCTGAAAGGAATAGCTCTGAATCAAAATAAGACTCTCTACTTTTATGCCTTAAAAAATCATCGTCAATTCTCTTTACATTAACCCAACCAGTTACTGGATGAATGTTATGTTCCCAGCATCTGGCTAATTTTTGTTTATATGTTTTTTCCATAATATTGTTATTTTAATTTTCAACAAAACTATGGAATTATTTCTACACTTCCAAATACTTTTTAAGGTTTTTTACTACCCTTGATATACAAGGAGAACAACTTGTTGTAGTCTTCTCGTTCTGATTAAAAGCAAAGTTGTATATTTCTATTAACCTAACCTTCTGATGATGATTTACTTTGCTTTTAGAACCACTAAAGAAATTGTTTAGGTAAGCATAATCTTCTTCAGATATACACTCCAGCTTTTTGTAGCTAAATAATTTATTTAACTTACTTTTTCTTTCATCACAACCACAGTCTTCTCCTGCAACAACTTTAACAACCTTATCTATACCAGTTGCTTTAGTTATCTTAGCAATAGAATCCCCTAAACCTTTTGGTTGGTTAGCTACGCTTTCTTTCAATTCCTTATACCCTTTTTTAAGATGGGTTGCTTTCCATTTCTTATACTCACGGTAATCCTTACTCCTTCTGTCTACTGTTTCGTAGAATCCTTGTTGCTCTAATTCTAAATAGTATTTGTCTTCTTTCATATCTTATCGAAATCTTGGTTAAAGTAATCTATCAAATCTTCTGATAGGCTATCTCTTAATATTTGTTTATAATTTAGTATTGACGTATGTATTGATGTAAGTCCTATCTTAGAACCTTTTGCTATAGCCCTTAAAGAGAGTCCTTTGATAAAGTAAAGTTCAAATAGTTTCTTGTCGTAAACAGTCCAATCACGAGTTATTTCATCTATGTGTTTTGTGATTTTGGTAAATGCTTCGTCTTCACTCACATCGTATTCACTATTCTCTCCTTCATCAGAATCCCATAGCTCGTAAAATATACTTGCCCTATCTCTTTTTAGCTTAGAGAAGTACATATTCCTTAACGTAGTCCATACATAATATCTATTGACATCGTCTCCATACATCATCTTATTAGGGTCTTTAACTAACCTATTAAGCCTAAGATACATATCTTGCACAAGGTCTTTAGCATCTTCTCTATTACAGCCCATATTCACTAACATCTTAACCCATAGTGAGTGATGTACTGCTAATTTTTCTAACATTATATTTCTTTTATTATTACTTCTACTCTTGGGTTTTCTCTATCAAGTTCCGTAGGTAGAATTGTTTCTGTTTTGACGTGGATATCATTATCATCCTCCCAACAACCATATTCAGTTATAGCATCAAGTAAGAACTTACTAACCACACTAATGACATTCATCTTATCTAAGCGTCTTTTAGTAGGTTTATAGACCTTATAAGTTATCTCTACTGGTGTTTGTATGATTAAGCCCTCTAACTGCTCTCTAACGTCCTCTGTGTACTTCTTCTTAGCTTGTCCGCTAATAGAGTGGTGTAAGTTTCTGTAAGTATTCATATTGAGAGACACCTTCTTATCTGCCTTAGTTTTTCTTGGCAGCATCACGAACATAGAAGATATTATGGTGTGTGTCATTAAAAGAGTTCTTTTATCGGAAGTAGTATTCCTTTTGAAGTATTGGAGTCCCCTCCTTTTTTATCTCTCTTAGTGCCGATATACTTCCTACATTTATCTCTAAGCTCTTCTGTAGGTATTAAATGGAAAGTGTTTCCAAAAGCAAAGCAATAATATTCAGCTTCTGTCTTAGATATACCAGACTTACGACCTCTACTCCAATACTCAACATAAACATTACCAGTCTCAAGAGCTTTTAAATCAAACTTAACTTCTATTGTAGAGTTGTTAAGTATCTTTCCAAGTTCCTCTTCCTTAACTTGACCAACCTTTAAATCGTACTTGAAGTCATTGTTGTAGTCCATTACAGTTCCATCTTTACATTGAATGCAGTATGACCACCAACTACGATACCGCAACCAATAGCTTCTTTCTTACCTCCTTGCATATAGCCCATAGCATAAGACTTGGAGTCTATACCACAACCTACAGCCATACCAAAGATTGCTCGTGTTTTACCGAACATCCATTCACAATAAAAATCTGTATGATAATGACCAGACACAGTAGATACCATATCTCTCTTAGCAGCCATTCTTGCTTTACCACTCTTATCTCCGTGAACGTATCTTACTTCATCATAATAAACATCAGTAACGAAGTTCCATTTAGGAGTTTCTAACACCTCTCCAATGTTCTTAATCCATTTGGATGGTATGTTTGATGATTGTGCTTTTCGGATAATAATCCTATCGTGGTTACCTAATGTAACATCAGCTTCTGGGAAAGCATCGTACCATCTCTTTAGTTTTGAGATAGCTAACTCAAGTTCATCTCCACCACCTAAGCCATCGGCATCTGTTTCGTGGTAAGAACTGTAGTGTGAGTCTATAATATCGCCAATGAATACAACCTTGTTACAGTTGTAAGTAGCGTATGTTTCCTTGCAGAAACGCAAATACCCCTCTAAGCAGAAGGGTTCGTGTAAATCGCCAATAACAAGTATTCTGTTTTCTTGGCTTGTAAGTTTGTTGTATGCTTTTAAAACATTACCTTTTAGACGAGGTCTAAAGTCTCTTGATTGTTTCATAAAAGAAAAATAACCATACTTGTAAGTATTAAACAAGTATAGTTATTAACTTTTTATAAAAATTATAAACAAGTGTTTAGAAGCTATTTAAATCATCTGGGTTTATTATCTTAGGAAGACCTGCTTCGTCTAATTTAAAGTCAAATGATTGAAACGGTGTGTTTCTACTTCTCTTACAAGATACTGTTATTGCTCCTAATTTATTCTCATCTCTATGTAACTGTATTTGAGTTTCAGTCTTCTTTTCAAGGAAACTACCTAAATGACCAGTTGGCTTATCACTACCGTTATTACTATGGATTACAGTTACGATATGGCAGTTGTATATTGATGTCCAAGCCATAATCTTTTGAGTTATAGCAGAAGATTCCTCAAGATTGTTTACATCTGAAACTAAATCGGCAATACCGTCTATAACGACCAATCCAATTTTCTTGCCTTCTTGTTTAAGGTTGTCTAAATAGTACTCTATAAAATCTATTCTTGTTTTGTAATTAATCTGTCTTAAAGCAAATGTATGGTAAAAATCTAAACTAAGCCCTTTGTTCATCCATTGGATTCTTTTAAACACTCTCTGAGAATGCCATTCCCCTTGTTCTGTATCAAAGTGTACAAA